TTCAGATGCAGATGCAAGAACTCCAAATCAAACAGGGTGAACTGCAACTCAAAGGCCAAGAATCCCAGCAGAAATTCCAACTGGAACAAGCCCGTCTACAGCTTGAAACCAAGCGCTTTGCAGCAGATGTAGCAAACAAAGTCGACCAGAACAACATTAAGCAAGAAATAGCTCAAGCTGAAATGCAACTGGAAGGCACCAAACTAGGTATGAAGCTCCAAGCTGATAAAGAGCGTCAAACCTTTGAGCAAGAAAACGCCGGTCTACAACTGGGCGCAAAGATAGCGAAAGAGAAACGAGACCAAGCCATGTCGGCTTTGCAAGCAATTGATAAAGGAACATCATGATCCAAGACTTCGGACGAGTATTGCGCGAACAAATACGCAAGGACATGAACAATTATGCAGATGACTTGGCGAGTGGTGTCTGCCGTTCCTTTGAAGAGTATCAGAAACTGTGCGGTGTTATTCAGGGCCTAGCCACCGCTGAATCCTACCTTTTGGCGTTACTTAAAAAAATTGAAAATTCCGATGAGTAGTAAATGCAGCATGTGCAAAGAAGTCAAAGATAGCACGGCCTTTTTTAAGGCTGCAAAATCCAAGACAGGGTGTTCTAACCGTTGCAAAAGTTGTGAGTCGGAGTACCGATTAACACGTAAAGTCCAGAAGCGCGAATATGCAAAAGCATATACAGCATCCACCTCTTATAAACAGCGTCAGAAAGATAAAAGGCGTGACGCTACGCTGTTGCGTATGCAGCGCAAAAAAGAAGCATTTGTAGAAATTACCAATACAACGATACGTCGCTGGCGAATAAGCGCAGCCGCACGGTATATTGCAAGACTGCAAGCTACCCCAAAGTGGACAACGTTAGAGCAAAAGCAGCGTGTCCTAGAGATTTATGCTGCAACACAACACCTACAACAACTTACGGCTACTGTTTATCACGTTGATCACATAGTTCCATTACGCAGTGAGCATGTTTGTGGACTCCATGTTTGGTGGAATTTACAGCCAATGACTGAACGCGACAACGTACGCAAGCAAAATGTTTTTGACCCTTCGCTACTTCCTGAACAAGGGGTAGTCGCTTTTCCAGACGGGGCTGGGCCGACCTCCGCACGGTTTGCGGAGCTTAAGAAAGTTGAACAATCAGATGAGTGATCTTATTCTGCCTCCGGGAATTAAATTCCCAAAGCAAATTCAACCGGCTGAAAAGCCGAAAGAAAATGCAACAGATGAAGAGAAAGCGACACAGCTACCAGAACCCTCTGGTTACAAGCTGCTATGTATCCTTCCCGATGTTTCAGAAAACTACGATGGTTCCGCCCTTGTTAAGCCGACTGACTTCATGCGCCGGGAAGAGCAAACCACAACCGTGCTTTTTGTTGTCAAAGTAGGCCCGGACGCCTACAAAGATACTGCAAAGTTTCCTAGCGGCCCTTGGTGCAAGGTAGGAGATTTTGTGATGGTACGTACCTACACCGGTACGCGCTTCAAAATGTACGGAAAAGAAATGCGTTTGATTAACGACGATCAAATCGAAGGTGTTGTACAAGATCCGCGAGGTATTAGCCATGTCTGAGTTTAAATTCCCAGATGAAGTTGAAAAAGAAGCTCCTGAAGTTGACCAAGACGAAGTCGAAATTGAACTTGTCGATGACACTCCAGAAGTTGATCGAGGCCGTGAACCCCTTGATCGTCCTGTAGTCGAACCATCAGAAGATGAGTTGGCTTCATATTCCAAAAATGTCCAATCCCGGATGAAGGAACTTACCCGAGTTCGGCACGATGAGCGCCGCGCAAAGGAAGCACTGGCCCGCGAAAAGCAAGACTTGGAACGTATTGCCCAACAGCTATACGACGAAAACAACACGCTCAAACAGTATGTGCATAACGGCAGCAAGCAATACATGGATCAGTCCAAGACATTGGCTGAGAATGAATTGGAAGCCGCCCGTACACAGTACAAGAAAGCCCAAGAGGCTTTTGATGCAGATGCAATATTGGCAGCACAGGAATCCCTCCTTGAAGCCAAGATGAAGATTAATGCCCTGAATAATGTTCGGCAAGCGCCTTTACAGCAGACTGAAAATCGTGTACAACCGCAACAATATGCAGAACCAGAGCCGCAACTAGACGAAAAAACCCTGCGCTGGCAGGCCAAAAACCAGTGGTTTAGTTCAGAAGGCTTTGAAGACGTATCCAGCTATGCATTAGGGCTGCACAAAAAACTAATGAACGCAGGCTACAACCCGCGCAGCGACGAGTACTTTGCCGCCATTGATACTCGCATCAAGGAAAAGTTCCCAGAAGTATTTGGGAATGAGCGTAAGTCAAATGAGTCTTCCAAAAGACCTGTTTCGGTAGTCTCGCCTTCGTCCCGTTCGACTGGCAAGAAAACGATCCAAATGACCCCCAGAGCTATGGCCTTGGCAAAGAAATTTGGTATCACCCCGCAGCAGTATGCTATTCAACAAGCTAAATTGGAGAACTCAAATGAATGAAACTCGTAAAGCCCGTGACTCAGTGACACGCGATGAATCTGTAAGGTATGTTTATCAACCGTCTAGCGCTTTGCCAGACCCACGACCAGAACCCGGATACACCTTTCGCTGGATAGCGACTGCTGTACACGGTAACTCAGAGGTCATGGTGACAAATGTTTCGCGGAAACTCCGCGATGGATATGTCCCTGTCAAAGCAGAAGATCACCCGGAGATGATGATTCCCGGTAATCCTAAGACTGGCAACATCGAAATTGGTGGGTTAATGCTCTGCAAAATCCCTACCGGTCAAGCTGAAGCTATTACAAGGTATTACAGTGGGCAATCTCAAAACCAGATGGACTCGGTTGACAACAGCTTTTTGCGACAAAATGATCCGCGCATGCCGTTATTTGCAGACCGCAAGTCTTCAGTAACCCGTGGCGGAAATGGTTCTTAATTTTTATGGAGTCTTAAATGGCATATCCTTCGATTGATGCCCCTTACGGGCTAAAGCCGGTCAATTTGATCGGCGGACAAGTATTTGCGGGTTCCACCCGTAGCTTGCCCATTCAGTACGGTTACGCAACTAACATCTTCTACGGTGATATTGTTAAGCTGGTGCGCGGTACAGTGGTTCAGTCCACTATTACCTCGTCTAACGGCGAAACAACTCCCGGCAGTACTGCACCCACCGATAACATCGTTGGCGTGTTCTTGGGTTGCTCTTATACCAACCCCATTACCAAGCAAAAGCAATTTGCCCAATACTGGCCCGCCGGTACTTTGGCAGGTGACGCAGTAGCTTTGGTTGCGGATGATCCTGATCAAGTGTTTAAAATGGCTATGATCCAGTCCGGCACGGCTCTGGGTTCTGGCGCTGTTCCCTTGTTGGGTCAAAACATTCAGTTGAGCCGCTTGTGGGAAGCTGGTACGGGTTCTGCAGTTGCTGGTAACGTCAACACAGGTAATTCTTATCTGGCGGCGTTGGCATCGACTCTGGGCACCACTGCTCAAGTGCCGTTGCGTGTGGTTGGTCTGCAAACTGATACCGCATACTCTGTCTCTGCTACCGGTAGCTCTTCGTCCACCACCATTACTCTGACTGGTTCTGGCTTGCCAAGCGCTATCTTGTATGGTGCTGACGTTGGCTACATTGCTGCAAATGGTCAATTGATTGAAACTGGTTCGTATGTAACTGCTGGTTTGACCGCAGGTACTACCTCCATCACTATCAATGCTGCAGTTGCAGTTCCCGGTTCCGTAACTGCTATTCCTAGCGGTGCTACGGTGGTGTTCACCATGTATCCTGAAGTTTTGGTTAAATTTAACCAAGGCACTCATGGCTACTACTACCCTGTCTCTGTCTAAGGAGTGACACAAAATGGCTATTTCACGCGCACAACTACTTAAAGAGTTGCTCCCCGGTCTGAATGCTTTGTTCGGACTGGAATATGCCCGCTACGGCGAAGAGCATAAAGAGATCTACGAAACTGAGCAATCAGAGCGTAGTTTTGAAGAAGAGACCAAACTGTCTGGATTCTCCGCCGCACCGGTGAAGAATGAGGGACAAGCAATCCAGTATGACAATGCTCAAGAAGCATTTACTGCTCGGTACAACCATGAAACCATTGCCCTTGGTTTCTCGATCACGGAAGAGGCTGTGGAAGATAACTTGTACGACTCCCTGTCGGCTCGTTACACAAAAGCTCTTGCCCGTGCTATGGCATATACCAAGCAAGTGAAGGCTGCCTCCGTTATCAACAACGGCTTCTCCAATGCCTACGTTGGTGGTGATGGCGTTTCGTTGTTCTCTACTGCTCACCCTCTGGTGTCTGGTGGAACCAACAGCAATCGTCCCACCACTGCTGCTGACTTGAATGAGACTTCGTTGGAAAACGCAGTTATTCAAATCGCCGCTTGGAC